GGTCCAGGGTAATTTGTTAAAGAGTTACTACTTTTTAAATTAAATGGTTTATTTTTGTAAAACACAGCCCAGATTGCATCCGCTTCTAAAACTTGTTCGCACTTGTATGTAATACTATTTGTGAATTCTAATAATACATTTGGCTTAGGTCTGCTCATATGCGTAATCCTTTAAGTTATATACGCATATATTTATCTTTTTAAACCTGTACTTTAACTATTTCCAGTCAGAATTGCCATCAAAAACTACTTCTATATCGCCGATGTCACCGCCGGCATTTTCTTTTACAAATTTTTCCAAGTCACCGTTTAATCTTGCCATTACAATTCCTAAGGTAAAAGCAAGATTTTTAGCTTGCACTATGTCTAATCTAAGTTCTCTTGCTCTACTTGTTTCTGCAGACTTTACTTGTTGAATAAATTGTTGTATACTACTGGTGTTTAATGGCTCTATTGACATTACTCAATGCTGCTTTCATTTCTATTTCAGTTTTAAATGGACCCATATATTCATTCCTTTGCAAAGTAATTAGTTTAGGACAAAAACTTTTTAACCAATTTACATTAAATTTAACTAGATAATATCCTGCACAATATAAACTTTTAGACTTTGGACTTTTTGTAAACAATGGTAGTTTGCTTTGTAAATCGTACATACTATTGAAGGGTAAAGATCTTGTTGTATATCCGTGTACGTCTTTGTCAGTTGGACTTTCTGTTGGAATCTTAGCAACAAAAAGATCTTTGCCTAGTTTTCTTTTTAGTGCATTTTCGCTTTTGTAAAAATCTATTTTACCTTTTGCACTTACAACAAAGCCTTCATCTTCTTTTGCTAATGTACCTACACGTACACCTGCATCTTCTACAATCCAAAATTTACCATCTAATATGGGTTTAGCTTTTACTGTCATACGTTATACCTTGCTTGTAACGGTTGTGAATATTGTGCAGCATTGTCTGCAATACGTTGTAAATCCCACTTTGCACAAAACTTCATTAGCCTCATACCTACTTGCGATACGTTTTTAGGATTTTCCATAGCTTCATCTATGTTACTGTTTATAATATCTCTAATATCTGCAGGTTGTGCAGTCAAATCACACAATGTTACATTGCGTGTATAATCATCTAGTACACGGTGCTCTATACCTTCGTGGTCGGTCCAACGCTGTAGCATCATATTATTCCAGTTGTAACCTTTTGTAGTCTTGTCAGCATACGCTTCAATAAGACCTACTTTGTTCTTAGTACCTTTCTTACGTACACCAGGGTAAGCACTAAACACGTTGTCACTAGTGTCGCCACGCATACACTTCTCAAATAACATAAAGTCAGGCTCAGGTGCAGGCTTTGCCTCTTTAGTTTTCTTATCAATTACACGATCACCTTTGTCTGTAAAGTAGCCTTCGTGTGTAATTGTTGTATTACTTACACCGTTATACTGGCGTACATTGGGTGCAATTAGTTGTGCAAAGTCACCATCGGTGCTAACAATAACGTGATCGTCATCTGTATGTTTTTGTACCCAGCCAGCAATAAGGTCGTCTGCTTCTAGTCTAGGATCTTGTAACACTGTACAATTAGTCTTAGTGCCAACAAAGTCTTTAAACTCGTCAAAGATTTCCCAAAACACTTTATCTTCTTCTGCTTCACGAGGACTCATAGCATCACGGTGTTCTTTACGATTGCGCTTGTAAGGCTCATAATAGTCCTTACGCCAACTGCGTCCTTCTAAGCAAAACACAACGTGCGACCCGTTAAAGTCTTGCCACGCTTTTTTAATGCTGTTAAGTGTAATGTGCATAGCCATACCTACTTTAGTATCGATATCACCACGGACAACGTGACGAGCTCTAAAGAAAGTATTAGCTGTATCAATTAGTATGTAAGTCATAAAACTCTTCTTCTACATAGCGTTTCAATTCGTGATCACCAACATTGTCGGGAACCTCTCTCTTATAAAATAGACGATAACTATCGCTGCCGTATTTGCCTATTCCATACAATATTGTAGCATCCTTTCCGTCCCAAGTCAAGAACTCTTTACTCATTCTTTTCAAACGCTTATATCTTACATTTACCATACCCAGACTTTCGATTATGGTTTTTATTGTATTTTCTGGGGTATTTAGGAAATGTATCGGAGTTGGAGCAGTTGCAAATAATGGTGGCAAAACACGTTTAACTTGTTTCCTATTTGTACAATTAAGACAAATTACACCTACCATATGCTGCCAAACGTTATCTACTTGCTGCTGTACCATTAAATCATCACGCATCATTTTTTACCTGCATACCTTTTTTTGTTAAACTTTTTGCTCTACGTATAATTTCTTCAGTTGTTAATTTACTATTGCTAAGATGATTTTTCCATTCTTTGAACAATTTAGCTTGCTTTGATTTCTTAGCCATTAACTAACTTCACTGGTACCTTTGTCAATAGGCACAACATTAATATAACCTGCACCTCTATCAGTTGAATCAATGCCTTCTTCTGCTAACATATTATATACAATTTCTTTAAACCAGCGATCTACAATTTCTTCTTCTGGATCATTTTCAAAACCATATCCATTTTGCATTAGTTCTTTAATAAAGTATTCATTCCAATCGAGCTCAAAGAACCCGTTTCGAATATTATCTTTGTTAATTTTCATATCAAGAACATTTACCCAAGCCTCTTTTTTCTTTGTATAGTATGCTTTAGGGTCCTTCTTTTTAAGAAGTTTCATTTCTTCTTCTTTGATACGTGCTTCCTCTGCCGCAAGGGCTTGTTCTTTAGCAGTAATACCTGTAATTTTTTTAAGCAATTTCTTCATTATAAACCTGCCTTTCTAAGTGCATCTTGATCGATAGGCGCTTTCATAGCCTTTTCGTGCTGTGCGTTTTTATACTTCCTAAGTTCCCCAGGCATTTCCGAATAAGCTAATATGGAGTCTGGGGGTAAATCGCCATCCTTCTGCCATACACGCTTCAGCCACGTCTTTAACGTTGAGGGAGTATTCTTCACTGCGCCCGCCCATTGGCATAAGATATACTGGACATTGTAGCCCGGCATCTTGGTAAGCACTAACAGCTCTTTTGACTTCCATAAAATCGTCTTCAGTAGCCACAACAAACTTAAGATAAAGTTCGCTACCGTCAACCCTAGTATACTCACGAGCAACATCAGGCTTAATAGCAGTTTCCCAAGGTTCTCCTGAGACACTAAGTTTTGGGGAACAACTCCAAGTGACTGTAAGTCTGTCGCTGTCGTTGAGATAGTTGTAGAGATCGTCGTGTAAATGTTGCTTAAATCCTGCATACGTGGATGTTCAAACAGCTCTACGTAAAGCCGTTGCCACGCTAACAACGGTTCACCGCCTGTCATAATCAAGTGTACATCTTGACCATTATCCTGTACCCACTTACCGTTGGGAGTAAGTGAAAGCAAATGTTCTACGACTTCGTCTACAGTTGCTTGTCTATTAAAGTGTTTAAACTCTGGATAGATACTTGCGTATGTATCACAACCTGTGTGTATAATAGGTAAGTCATTAAACTCTTTGGTAGTCTCGTGTACGCCAGCATCAAGCAATCCTTGCACTTCGGCATTGTGGATAATGCCTGCTTTTTGTTTTATATCACGCATAGGCTCATTCTTTAAACCAAAATTCATACAACGGAAGTTACAACCGAAGGTACGTAGGAATACACTTGGTACTCCTACGAACTTACCTTCTCCTTGTACACTATAAAATGCTTCGCTATAGCGTAACTTCATTATAGTTCCTCCGCAATGCCGAGCAGTTCAGCAACAAGAAAACCACTTGCTAACCAAACTACACTGCCTGTATATAAACACACACCGCATCCTGCGATACGTACAGCACTTTTTATTAAACTAATGTAAAAGTGCTTTTTACTTACATCTACTGGTTCTGTCATTATGACCCCTGTGCAAATTGCTGTTGGAGTTTCACATTATCGATAAACTCTTTTTTAGTTGCTGGATCATTTTTAAATGCACCACGTAACACTGTAGTTTGTGTTAAACTACTATGTGCTTTGATGCCTCTATTTTCACAACAACCGTGTGTGGCTTGTACATAAACACCAACATTTTCACTGCCTGTATGTTTCTGAATTTCATCAGCAATCATAACATTTAGTTCTTCTTGTAGTGTTCCACGCATAGCACACCATTGAGCAATACGTGTGTATTTACTCAAACCTAGCAACTTAGGACCAGCAATAATACCAATGTATGCTACACCTTTTACTGTTTGGTGATGATGCGAACATAAACTTGTAAGTTCACTTCGCACAACCAACATACCTTCATAACCTTCACCTTCATTTA